GGGATGCGCGCTAACTAAATTAGAACAGCACATCAAAGAGCGCATGAGTGTCTACGCCGACACCTTGAGTAGAGGCGCTATCAAAGACTGGGCGGAGTACCGGCATATCGTTGGTAAAATCGACGCCTTTCGACAATTGTTACACTTACTGCAGACCCTCGCGCGGGGGGATGAGGACGACGATGACGCATGAGTGTCCATATAAAGAACGGCGACTGTTTACTGCTACTGGCACAACTGCCGGATAACTGTATGGATAGCATAGTCACCGACCCGCCGTATGGCTTAAAATTTATGAACAAGCACTGGGATCACGATGTCCCCAGCCAAGCGATATGGGAGCAATGCTTACGCGTGCTTAAGCCCGGGGGCCACTTATTGGCCTTTGCGGGCACGCGCACACAGCATCGCATGGCGTGTCGTATCGAGGACGCCGGCTTTGAAATCAGGGATATGATAACTTGGAATTATGGCTCTGGCTTTCCGAAGTCGCAGAATGTCGGTAAGGTAATGGATAGCAAGCAATGGGACGGCTGGGGGACAGCTCTAAAGCCAAGCATCGAACCGATAACCGTTGCCCGTAAGCCGATATCAGAAAAGACCGTGGCGGCTAATGTGCTAAAATATGGCACGGGCGCACTTAATATTGATGGCTGTAGGGTAGCGACTGAAGATTCATTAAATGGTGGCAGGTCAACAGGCTCTTGTAAAGCTACTGACGACAATTGGAACCGCCCTTATATGAATGACGAAGCCTATCTTGCAAACATGGCGAAAGAATCCAAGGAAAGGACGGCTAAAGCGGAAGCATTAGGCCGCTGGCCAGCCAATTTTATTCACGATGGCAGCGATGAAGTGCGGGCGTTATTTCCTGATTCTAAAGGCCAACAAGGGGATGTAAAAGGTACGGAACCTTCGAGGACAGGCGATGAGAACACCCACTGTTACGGTGAGTACGGTCGTATCCCAGCTAGTAAACGTGGTGACACGGGTAGCGCAGCACGCTTCTTTTACTGCGCCAAAGCGAGTAAGAAAGACCGCGAGGGCAGCAATCACCCCACCATGAAGCCTACCGAACTAATGCGCTACTTATGCCGCTTGGTCACGCAACCCAACGGCATTGTCCTTGACCCGTTCATGGGCTCAGGGTCAACCGGCAAAGCTGCCGTACTGGAGGGCTTCTCCTTTGTCGGCATTGAAGTAAACGAAGCCTATTTTAACATTGCCAAAAGCAGGATAAAGCATGACTGACTTATCAGAGGCCAAGTTGGCCTCACAACTGCCCAAGCCCACCGGCTACCATATCCTGTGCGCGGTGCCGGAGATCGTCGAGAAATTCGACAATTCCGAGCTCATCAAGCCGGACACTACGATAGCCAATGAAAGCATACTAACGATGGTGTTATTTGTCGTTGATTTAGGCCCTGACGCTTATCAGGACCCGGTTAAGTTCCCGACCGGGCCGTGGTGTGCTAAGGGTGACTTTATTATTGTCCGCAGCTATACGGGCATGCGCCTTAATATCCATGGCAAAGACTTCTGTATCCTGACCGATGACTCCGTGCTTGCAGTAACACTCGATCCAAGAGGGATACGAAGACGCTAATGGTCACACCCATACTCGAGCGCGACGACAAGTCCCGCAAATTACTGAAAGACTATCAAGACGCGGCGACACAAACGGCGCGCATGAAGTTATTAAATGAGCGCATAGAACACAATAACCTCACCCAGGTAATAAAAGATGAAAACTTGCCCAAAATGCAAAGAAGAGAAACGAATAAACAAAACAAAAGACGGGCTCCAAGGCTGCTGTAAGGTGTGTAAATTAGAGTATCAACACAATAACCCTAATAGAAGGGCTGTTTTAGTAAAGTACCATGCGTCTGATAAATACAAAGCAGTATCGGCAAGGTATCACGCAACGGATAAAGGTAAAGTAAGCATAAAAAAATGGTATTTGTCTGAAGCCTGTAAAACTAAAAGAAGGCAGCAGTATGCGGAAAATGTCGAAGCGAAGCGGGAGTACTATAGAAAATATCGGGCAGAGAATATAGCAGCACTACAAGAAGGAAGAGCGCGGGCGTATGCTAAAGACCCGCAGTCTTTTTTACGTAGGGTAAAGGCCTGCGATGCGTGTAAGCAGTCTCATGATAAATACCGAAAAGCGTATGATTTATTCGTGCTTCAGGAGGCTCGGCAGCTTACCAGACAACGCAATGAGCTGACGGGGGTTAAATGGCATATAGATCACATTATCCCAATATCAAAAGGCGGTACGCATGAACACACCAACATTCAGGTCGTTCCGGCAAAGTGGAACCATAGTAAACTAATCGGCACTTATTTCCCAAGAGGAGAACACTAATGGCATTTCGGTTTCCTGATGAGCTAGAAAACGAAGAACTCGACGCCGACATAGAAATTGAAGAGGAGTCCGATGTCCCGCTTGAAGATAGGGGGGTAGAGCCCCTGCCTAAGGAAATGGCGGATGCGTTGGAAACGCTCCCTGAAGACCCTGAATATAGCAAGGCTGTTCGCAACAAGTTCCTCCAATTTAAGAAGACCGTCCATGATGAGCGCCGTCTGAAAGAGCAGGCGCAGCGCGAGCAGAACGAGGCCCTGAGCCTCGCTCAGAAAATCCTCGACGAGAACAAGCGCCTGAAAGCCCTGCTCAAGACCGGTGAAGAAGAACTTCTGACCACCTATAAGTCGGCCGCGGAGCTTGAAGTCGACAAAGCCAAGCGCCGTTATAAAGAGGCCTATGATGCCGGCACCACCGACGAGATTGTCGACGCCCAGCAAGAGCTGATAAAAGCCAGCGCCAAACTTGACAAAGCGTCGGAATTCAAGCCTACTATGGCGAGCACCGAGTCCGAGTACACGCTGCCCGAAGCCAAACCCGCGGTCGACCCGAACGTCGCCCAATGGGTTGAAGAGAACCCCTGGTACGTCGACCCTTCCAAAAAGAAGATGGCCAAATACGCGCTCGCCGTTCATGAAGAGTTGGCGGAGACCCGCGGGCCCAACTTTGTAGGTTCAAAAGCCTACTTTGAGGAAATCACTAAAGAGGTTAAACAGCGCTTCCCGGAGGAATGGAAAGACCCGGAAGGTGACGCCTCGGCTCCGCTCGGCGCAAGCGATGACGAAGCCGACGTAAGCGCTCGCGCTGAGCGAAGTCGAAGCGTCGTGGCTCCCGTCAGACGCAGCACAGCCTCTAAAAAAGTCGTGCTCAAGACCAGTCAACTGGCGATTGCCAAGAAGCTGGGGCTAACCCCCGAACAGTATGCAATGGAAGTAGTAAAATTGGAGAAAGCTAATGGCTGAGACTAGAGTGATGGACAAACGCGACGCGCACAAGCGTCCCGAGAAGTGGCTGCCCCCCGAATTATTACCCAAGCCGGACGAGATGCCGGGTTGGGCGTACCGCTGGATACGCATAGCCAGCTTGGGACAAGCGGACCCGCGCAACCTGTCCGCAAAATTACGCGAAGGCTGGGAGCCTGTCCCGGTAATCGAACAGCCACAAATGCAACTATTGGTCGACCCGAACAGCCGATTCAAGGACAACATTGAAATTGGTGGGTTACTGCTCTGCAAGACCCCGCTTGAGTTTGTACAACAGCGCACTGACTATATCACGGCGCAGACCCATGCTCAAACGGAGGCGGTGGACAATAACCTGATGCGCCAAAGCGACGCCCGGATGCCTATCTTCAGAGAGAAGAAGAGCTCGACGTCCTTCGGCAAGGGTTAGTATCTATCCCCCCTCTCTAGCGAGGTTAGGGCGATAGATGATTTTATAGGAGGCCAACATGGCTTACCCAACTGTTAACGGCCCATATGGGCTACGACCTGTCAATTTATTGGGCGGTCAACCGTTTGCGGGGTCTACACGCATGTACCCTATCCGCTATGGCTATGCAGCCAATATCGGCTATGGCGACCCGGTGATTTTGGTCAACGGTGCTATTAATCGTGGTGCCATTACCACCGATGCTTCAGGCGTAGCCTGGGTCGGCGTGTTCTTGGGCTGCAGTTATACCAACCCGTCCACCAAGCAAAAGCTGTTTAGCCAATACTGGCCAACCGGCACCTTGGCAGGTGATGGCGTTGCCTATGTCAGCGATGATCCGGATGCGGTCTATAAAGTCGCCGTGTGTTCGGCAACTACGGTCATTGGCGCTACGTCCGAGTCCTTTATCGGCCAGAACATGAGTCTGATTAACAACCTGCCCAACACCACGACCGGTAATTCCCAAGTGGCGGCGTTGGCGTATTCAACCACCGGCGCTATTCCGGTCACCCAGCAACCGCTACGGGTCCTGGATATTGTCCGTGAAACCGCGATAACTACGGCAGTACCCTATACGTCCACGTCTACCGTGACTATTACCGTACCGGCCTTGACTACCGCGTTGGTCGCAGGCTCCGGGGTGGCAACCCTGGCCGCTAATGGCCAGCTCATGCAAACCGGCGCGTATACTATCGCCGCGTATGCCATAGGCGCAACCGCTATCGTCCTGAACGTAGACCCCGGTGCAACGCTCCTGCCCAATTCCGCAGGCACGTTGATTGTCACGCAAGTTACCGAAGTGCTGGCCAAGATTAATTTTGGCTCACATCGTTATAACATTGCAGCCGCAATAGCATAG